GGTGCGATCAAAGCCCTGTCGTTTCCAACGAACGGCAAGACGATTGGCAGCGGCACACAAGTTGAAATACTGGGGGTGGCAAAATGAGCATTGAAACAGAAAGCCGCATTGCATATCTTAAAGCGGAACTTGCCGAAACGGATTATCTGTGTTTGAAGTTTACAGACGGCGCGCTTTCCGAGGATGAGTATGCGCCAATCCGTCAAAAGCGGGCAGAATACCGGGCAGAAATCAACAAGCTGCAAGAGAGCAGCGAAAATTAAGAAAGGCGGTAACAAAAATGAAAGTAAGCAAGGAAACAATCGCAAGAACGGTGGTGCTGTTTGTGGCGCTGCTGAACACCGTGCTGAATGCCTGCGGCAAGAATCCGCTGCCGTTCAGCGACGACGAGGTCTACACCGGGGTGTCTGCTGTGGTGGCTACTGTCGCAGCCATTTGGGCTTGGTGGAAGAACAACAGCTTTACGGCTGCTGCTGTTAAGGCCGACGAGGTCTTGAAGATCGAAAAAGCCGAGGGCGGCACAGAGGACGAGGAGGAGCAGTGATGGGCACACTTCTTTATTATTGCCGGCAGACCACCGAGGCCTGCAAGGGCATTCGGTATGCAAGCAAGAGCCATCCGTATAAGTATGGCGTTTCCGGTTGTATCTACACCAGCGGCTGCGGTGTGTGCTCCAGTTTGATGGTTCTGCGCAATTTCGGCGTTGTTCCTGCCACGATGAATACAAAGAAATGGACGGCCGAGTGTATCAAGATGGGCGCAAGAGCGGCAGAGGGCACGAATATGGCCAAAATCGCTGAGCACTTCAAAAAGTTCTACGGCATTACCACCAAGCAGACGAAAAGCACCGAAACGCTGAAAAAGCATTTGAGGAACGGCGGGCGTGCCATTATCTGTGTCACCGGCAGAGGTAAGCGGCTGTTCAGCAATAGCGGTCATTATATCTATGTCGGCGGCATTGACAAGTCCGGCAACTTGATCATTCTCGACCCGTACTGGTACGACGGCAAATTCACCTTGACAGCACGCCGAAAGGCTTACACAAAGATCAAGAACGACCGAGAGGTCTATGTTCAGCCGTCAGCGTTGGCGGCAGACATTGGCAGTATTTGGCTGTTCACCGCCCCGAAAGGTGTTAAGCCGCTGTGCAGCGTGAACGATGTTAATTACAAGAAGCCTAAGCCTGTCGCTCCGGTGGTAAGCCTTGGCCAGCATATCTTAACCGCTGTGCGTGGAGTTTACAAGGGTTGCGGCGCAGATACTGGGCGTAAGAAGGTCAGCGATCTGTCGGAGGACGGGCAGAAGCACGCCACGACAGCCAAGAAGTCCGCATTTGCGTTTTTGAGAAAAGGGACAATAGTTTCCTTACTTGAAGTCAAAAAGGCGAAATCGGGCAATCTGTGGGCTAAAATTCCCAGCGGTTGGATTTGTATATGGGAAAAGTCCGACAATACCTTATTCCTTAAATAAGAAAGGGGTGGAGATCGGTGGGAATGAACAGAGATGACATTGACGCAATGCGGGATGAATTCGACGGCAGATATGTCCGCCAAGCGACCTGCGACGAAAGGCACAGAGCAGTTAGCAAAAAGTTCGCAAGCGATGACAAGCGCATTGAGTTGCTGCTCCAGCGACTTGCTTCCTACGACAAGCTGCTGTGGATTATCACAACCAGCGTCGTCGGTACGCTCGTAACATCGGTTGTATCAATTGTTATACACGGATAAGGGAGGAATTTCGATGGACAACAACAAACAGTGCGACGGCTGCCAGGTTGCTGCAAACGTGCCTTACGCAGCGTTTGAAGCGGTATCTGCCAGGGCGGAGCGTAACATTCGGCGGCTCGCTTTAATTATCGTTTTTCTAATTCTTGCGCTAATCGGTTCAAACATTGCGTGGCTGTGTTATGAGAGCCAGTTTGACGATGTGACGACTGACCAAACCGTAACGCAAGACACAGAAGGCGGCGGCGATAGCAATTTTGTGGATGGTGATCTCGTTGGCACGACAAACGGTTAGAACTGTCACGCACAGAAGAGTGCGAAGAACTGGCGGAAATTCCGGCTACAAAAAATGCCCGACCTGCAAAGGCAGCGGGCGGGTGAAATCAAGATGAGGTGGAGCAGATGAGGGCGGACGATGTGGCAGACCTGTCAAGAGAGCAGTGGGAGCACTTGATAGAGCAGTACATATTCAACGAGCAGCACCGCCGCATATTCAAGCGCAGGTGGCTTGATGGCGTTTGCTTTGAGCCATTGGCCGAGGAATTCGACATTTCTGTCCGGCACGCTCAAAATATCGTATACAAGTGCGAAAGAAAAATTTTGCGCCACATTTGACAGCCGGCCGTTGACAAGATCGCTGCAATCGGCTATAATGATATTGTTGGTAGGACGGCCACCCGAAGCGCCGTATCTCTCCCGGGCTGAGCATTTGCTCTACGCCCACCAGGCAGCGGGTAACTATCAACAAGGCGGACGGCAATCCGCCGAGCATATTCTTTTCTCCTTTCAAGCAAGAATGTGACGAGCAAGGAAACACCTGGCCATACGGCTGGGTGTTTTCTTTATGCCAAAAAAAGCCACCGCTGGGACACTTGCCGGGGATCGCTGGCAGAGGTGCGGGTGGCCTAATCACTTTTATTTTACAGCGAGATTTTGGAAAAGTCAAAAAAATATAGAAAAAGTATTGAAAAAGTATAAAAAAAGTATTGACTTTTGCCGCCGAGTGTGGTATTATATAATCACAGGGGAGGGGAAAAGGAACCCCGACCGAAGCTGAAAGGAGAACAAAAAATGACAGATAGCGAAAGACTTGCAGCAATTAGACAAGCACTGAAAGAACACGGATACAACAACCGCAAGGTTGGCGTTCGGTATGATGGCTATGCCGTTTGGCTGACAATCAAAGATTTGGCCATTGGCATTAAAGAAATTGAGCAGCTCACAAAAGGCTATGAAAGCTACGAGCGAGACGAGTTCACCGGCGAGATCTTAAGCGGCGGAAACACTTTTGTGTTTGTTAATTATGCTTACGGCCTGACGGCTTAAATGCTTCTACTGGGGTTGAGCACATCAGCCCCAGCCCACATAATAAGCTGGCGAGCTGAAACGCGGAAGGAGAAAATCATGAACGCATACATTGTTAGAACCGCAAAAGACAAGAAAGAGATCAAACGCTTCAGCACGCTGGAGGACGCTTTCGCTGCGATCGAGCGCTACGAGGAGCGGGACGAAAAGGAAGGCACATTTACCAAGTGGACTTACGAGGTCGCCTACGAGGGCACCTGGTATAGCGTTGTGGACATCGACATCCGCAAGAATGGCGAAACCGGAGACGAGGATCTGCTGTGGATCGGTGACAATGAGCACGACGCAGTTGAGGCGTTCGGCCGGCTTTGCTTTGAGAACCGGAACAACATGAAGAACCGCCGCATTGAGTTGCGCAAAATGGACTATGATCCGAGAGACCCGGAACGCGGCATTGAGGGCTACGACGATTTGAAGAAGATGGAGGGCTAAAGCGATGGACATTCACGAGACGATCTACTGGCACTTAGGCGGCTATTCGCCCAGGCTGTTCAGTAAAAACAAGCGAGTGCTGCCGGAGTACAGTAGATATATGGCGGTGCTCCTGCAACACCTGTTAGACGGCAAGCGGCATTTCTACATTTGCCGCCGACACGGAGAGAGCCGCACAGAGTTGGCGTTCTTGAATGCGTTACATATCAAGGGTGCGTCGGAATTTACTCCGGACAAGATTTGGTTAAAGTTGGACGGCAGACGGAAAGAAGCCAAGCGGCTGATCGAATTGGCCGAACACCTGGAAAGAGAGGCAAAAGAAAAATGAGAAACGCAATATCTGCCACGCTGCGGTGGCTTGGCTGTGCAGTGTCCTGTGTTGGCTTCTGCTTGGTTTCAGAGCGGTTTTGGTGGCTGCCTATACCGTTTATTTGCCTTGGCGGTTTAACCGTATTGGCTGGCGTCCTGCTGGCTGTGGATGGGTCGGAGGAAAAGGACAACAAAAAAGACGACCAGCAGCAGCCAGTCGCCCGGATTACAGACTTTCAGCAGACCTATTTGCTCGCTTGCTCGCTCGGCAAGGACGAAGACGGCTCCAATGCGTCCAGCCGTAGCATTGCGGAGTGATAGAGCGCCGGAGCGATAACCTGGAGCGTGTCCATTAGTTCGTCCATAAGGTCGAGAACTTGGCAGGTGTCAAGGCCGTCAGCAGCGGCTAAGAAGTCGCTGGAGCCGTCAGTGCTAACAGGCTTAGTGGACTTGCTGGCGCTGCCGGTAAGATGGTCACGGACGATATAGAGCCAGGCAAGGCGTTCAACCGTTGCCCAAGTCGTGTCGTGGTTGCGTTCCAAGTCGAGTATATCTTGGTTTAATATATCCAAAGAAATCATAGCTTTTTCCTTTCGTATAGGGGGGGTGAGAAAATGAACAAAGAGGTGGTGTTCGTGTACACTTTCGCTGATGGGTACCGTTGCTGGTGCGCTGGGTTCGATAAAGTCGAATTACAACACGCAGAAGCCAAGCACGGCAAGCTGGTCAATGTGCAGCGGAAATATTGAGAACAAGGGCAGAGCGAAGGCTCCGCCCTTTTCTTTTAAGCTGTCACAACGCCATAATTCGGAGAATATCTCGTGAGCAATCTGTCTTGCTCTGCGCAGATCGCCGCAAGGTCGTAATCCAAGCACTCTAAGTTTATGCGCTGACTTTCGACACGCTCCAGTTCGCAAGCTACTGATTCGACAAGTCGTTTGACTTCGCAAGCCGCAGCGACTTCGCCAAGTTCGTGCAAGTCTGCGTATGCCTGTTCGTAAAGCTTCTTGGTTTCGGATTCCCAAGAATGCCAGCGCAGAAATGCGTCACGGACGGCTTTGCGTTTGGTTCCGGCGTCTACCTGCTGGCGGGTGTAGCCACGCCAAGCGTCCGGGATGATCTCCGGGTCTTTGGCGGCCGCTTCCGGAAGCAGATGGTTAAAGCGCGATACGAAATACATAACGGTTTTTTGATGTTCAAAAAATTCGGACATCGCCTGGCATTCTTGCTGTCGCTGATAGCCGCACAGGTTCAAAAAACCGAAATATTCAGCCAGCTGGCTATGCAGCATTACTCCCTCAATTTGGTGGGCGTTGATACGCCCGAAAATCTCACTTACAGTCATATTTGTCCGCCTTTACAGCTTCTCGACCGTCACGGACAGGTTGTTGACGACGGCTGCAGAGTCGCCAAGCACAAAGGACAGAATGGAACTGTCACAGCCGCAGGCGTTGCGCAGAATAGCGCTCACTGTCAGCGTGACTGTTTCATTTACGGCTGCTGTGGTGGCACTTGCAGTTGCACCGATCACGGCCACGCCGTCCTTTTGGGCGGTCAAAGAAACAGTACCAGCAGCAGGAGGCGTAACGGTGGCCACGGCGGTCACCTTATAATAGCCGCTGCCGCAAAGCGTGATTGTGTTGCCGTCCTGGCGGATGTTGCAGCCAAATCGGCGAGCGGTCACTCCTACCGGGATGACATCGCCTGCCGTGATGGTTGGTGCGGTGGTGTTGGTGGTATAAATTGCAGATTTTGACATTTTAGTTTTTCCTTTCTTAAAAGATTAGCGGGAGCAGCTACTGCCGCCCCCGCCGGTTGAAATCCTCGCCGTGGTGGCGTGTGTGTTAAATGTTGCAGCAGCTGTTACAGCCGCAGAACGGAGACGGTCCCGCATTATATGCGTAGCTTGTCGGATAGCGAACGACACCGCAGAAGCGGCTGTCCATTTCAAGGCTGGTCACCTTGTCCCGCAGCGCCTGGATCTCGTTCGTCTGAATCAGCTGCCGGGTGGCTTCGCCCTCTGCGTGAATGGCTGTGGTGATGTCGCAAGCATTCTGATTCATCTGTGCAGACAGATTAGCCGTCGCAAGCTGGTTCTTGCAGCAGCAGTCTGCCAGCTGGTTCTGCAAGGCTCGACCCTCGGTCAAAATGCTGTTGTTCAACGCAAAGGTGCTGTCGCAGATACCGTTGCCGATAGTGTTCAGCCGGTCATTCAGCTGGCCGAACTGCTGGCCGAACAGGATTTCCTGCTGGCTGGCAGCGGTGGCATACTGGCCGAATTCACCCTGTCTGTTCCAGCCGTTGCCGTTGAAGCCCAAAAACAGGAAGAGCAGGATTACCCACCAAGCGCCATTGCCGCCAAATGCGCCATTGTCGTCACCTACGGCTGCCCGCAGGTCGGAAAGTGAATAGTTATCCATTTTTTTGTTTTCCTTTCGTTAGATTTTTATAAAATGGGCTGTGCACCGCCTCATTTTAACATTGATTGGATTTGCTCCGCTTGGGCTTTCAACTGCTGAAACTGCTGTTGGCTCATCTGCCCGGTGTTTAGCAAATTCTGTACGATCGCTTGCGGGTCTTTCCCGCCAAGGGCTTTACGGAATTCCGCCAGCTGCTGCAAGAAATTCCCGCCGTTATTTGCCGGCAGGTTCTGCGGCTGCTGCCCGCTGCTTTGTTTTTGCATTGCGTCCAGTATCGGGTTGCGCATTGATGATCTCCTCCAGTCTTGCTATGCGCTGTTCAAGGTCTGCGTTGGTCGGCTGTTGCGTCTGTTCGTGTGGAGTGATGTTGAACGCAGACACCGTCTTATATCCTGCGCCGTCGGTCTTGACAAGCCACACAAGCGGTTGGCTTTCATCCAGCAACAAGGCGCTGCTGTTCGGCGCCAGCGGGTATGCCTGCGCTCCGTTCTCGCCGTTGACGGTCACAACTTCACAACGCTGCTGCATTGCTTGGCTCTGTTGCATTGCCGCAAGCCGGTCGGCGTATGGATTTCCGTAGGGCTGTGCGCCCTGCATATAGCCGTTGAATGTGTTGTACATTGACTGTTTCCTCCTTTTCTACTTTTATTGTAAGATTTTACTTTCTGTATTTCCACGAGCATATCACGCAAGTTTTATACCGATTGTATAAAAGAAATATAAGAAAGATATAAAAAAGGTATTGACTTTTTAGCGGAGATAGTGTAGAATAGTAAATGTAAGGGGGAGAGATAAAGACCCCCGACGAAAGGAGAAAAATAAAATGAAGGTTGTTGTTAAAGATTGGTTTTTCAATAAAATGCAGGATGAGGCTTGCGGCGTACATTTAGTTCACACCGCTGTGCAGGTGATCGACGAAACAGCAAAGGCTTACAAGCTGGAGATGATCGCCACCACTTATGACGGCGAGTTTGAGACCACCAAGGCTATGTGGTGTCCGAAGTCTTGCACGCTTACAGAAGAAGAATACAAGGCGGATGAGCAGGCGCAGGTTGACCGCTTCCAGGCTGGCTGCGAAGCTTATGAAAAACTGCTGACTTTTGCTAAGGACAACGGCGTCAAGGGCGTGCGTAAGGGTATGCGTAAAGCCACGATCCTGGCAAAGGTAGAGGCTGCTGGTTTGCAGTACATTGCATAAGAAAAAAAGGAGGCAAAGAACATGAGAGAACGTCGTTTCTTAATGTGGGACAAATTCATGAAAGAAGCAAATGGCCGTGGATGGTTTATGCTTGTAAGCAAATTCTGCATCGAAGATCTTCTTGCGTTGATTTGCGACTTGAATAAGAAAGAAAATGGATTTGACAGCAATGCAGTCGTACAGGTCGCCAAGGCGGTTGAGGAACTTGGAGGCACGAGCGAGAACCGTATTTCCATCGCTGAAACGATTGTAAACAAGTGCTGCGAGACGCTGTTGTTGAACGACGGAGGCAGCGGCCGCTGGGACGGCAGATAAGCAAACAAGCCAGGCGAGAAAGGAGACAAAAAAATGAACAGATGTACAATTTGCGGCCGTGTCGTTGACGGCTGGGAGATCAGCGGCGGCGTGTGTGACAGCTGCGCCGAAGCTATGGACGATGACAAGATTGTTTGCCCGATTTGCGGCAAAGAACACTACCGGGAGGATATGCCGCACGGCGTTTGCTCCGATTGTTTGAGCGAAACTGCTTGGCAGTTTGACACAGTCAAGGAGGTCGTCGGAGACGAAAAAGAGAGCGTTCAGCTATCCGCGTTGGTTGTTTCAATGCTGGATCCGGACGAAATAGAGGAAATCTGCGAAAGAGAGATCAGAAAGGCCGTTGAAGCCGGAGAGGTTGACCTTTCGCCGGTGATAGAAGCGGATGAGGACTGGTTCTGCGAACGCTTCATTGAACACGATAGAAAGGAGGGTGAGAGATGAGCAACACGACAACCAGGGACAACTTGCTATTGGTCAAAATGACCGACGGCGAAAAAGAACAAATCCGGCAGGCTGCTGACCTGCGTGGGCTGACGATGTCAGCTTATGTTCGCATGGTTCTGCTCGCGGCAGTGGGCAAAGAGAAAGGAGAGTAAGAAAAATGGCAATCATCGTAATGGTTTATGGCCAGAGCGGCACCGGCAAGTCCACCAGCTTGCGCAACTTCGCCACTGACGATGTGGCAATCGTGAACGTGAGCGGAAAGCCGCTGCCGTTCAAAAACAAGCTAAAAACATACAATAGCGACAACTACGCCAAGATCGAGAAAGCGATTGCGGCAGCACCGCAGCAGTCGGTAGTGATCGACGACGCCACCTACTTGATGGTTAATGAATTTATGCGAAATGCTAAGGTGACAGGATACCAAAAATTCACCGATATGGCGCTTTCGTTCAATCACTTGGTGGAGTTCGCCGCCAAGCTTCCGGATGACAAGATCGTCTACTTCCTCGGTCACAGTGACCAAATGGACGACGGCCGGGAGCACTTCAAGACAATCGGGAAAATGCTTGACAATTATGTCACGCTGGAGGGGCGTTTTACAATTGTTCTCAAGACAGTTGTGCAGGACGGCCGGTATTGCTTTCAAACGCACAACAACGGCCAGGACACCGTCAAGAGCCCGCTGGGGATGTTTGACCAAGACTTGATCGACAACGATTTGAAAGCTGTTGACAGCGTTATCCGTGAGTATTACGACTTGGACGGTGCTGCCGATGAAGAGCAGTGAAACGCTGAACGGCGTTAAATCGTTTATTGACGGAACAGCAACCGTCGTGGTACACTTTCCAGTAGACTGGCAAGGGCGCAGCTTTGTGTGTTGTGTACAGTGTCCGTATCTGTCAAGTGGCAAGCGATACTGCCAGCTTAACCAGCGTCCGGTGCAATTTCCGGATCGCTATATCGGGTATGATTGCCCGCTAAAATTTGAAGAAAAAAAGGAGTTTGAAAAATGAAAAAGTTTGATTTTGAGGCAAAGAAAACAGGGATGTCGTCCGACCCGCTGCCCGCTGGTGGATATGTGGCGAAGATTGTAAACGCGCTTATCAAGACATACGATTGGGGCGAGGTTCTGGTTATTTCGTTTGATATCGACGAAGGAGAGTACAAAGACTTTTTCCGTCAGCAGTTCAAGAACTCGCCGTTTGAGGACAAAAAGTGGAAAGGCAACATCCGAGTGACGGTTCCGGACAAATCAAATCAGTGGTATGAAAGCCAGCTTAAGCGGTTCGGAAACTTGATTGCTTGCTTAGAGGAGAGCAACGACGGCTACCATTGGGACTGGGACGAAACGGCACTCAAGGGCAAGCGCGTTGGCGTTCTGTTCCGTGAAAGAGAATGGGAGTACAACGGGAACACTGGCTGGACTACCGAGGCGTGCTCCATTCTGTCAGTGCAGGACATCCAGGACGGAAAGTTTAAGACACCAAAAGCCAAGCCGCTGCCTGCAAGTCAAAAACCGGCTGCCATTGACAGCAACTCCGATTTTGAAGTCATCGACGACGGAGACGATGACGACCTGCCGTTCTAATGCGGCAGGCTGAAATTGAGGCGGTGCTGGACACAATGCAAAATCGTTGTTGACACGAGAGAACACCGAACAGCGGAAGCCGTCAAGAGGTGGGAAGCGTTCGGCGTTCCGTACCGACAGGATAAGCTTGATTTTGGCGACTATGGCGCAGAGTTTGACTTACCTGGATTTGGTAAGTGGATTTGCCCCGCCGTGGTTGAGCGAAAAATGTCATTGACGGAAATCTGCGGCAACTTCTTTCAGCATCGAGACCGGTTCGTTCGGGAGTTTGAGCGAGCAACGGCGGCAGGGTTCAAAGTTTACTTGCTGATAGAGGGTGAAAGCTGGGAGGCGGCATACGCTGGTCATTACAGATCAAGAGTTCTGCCGCAGTGCCTTGTCGCAAGTCTTACGGCTTGGATGGCTCGCTATAATTGTGTTGTGCTTTTCTGTACTGCCAGGACAGCGCCGAAGTTGATTAAAGAAGTGCTTTATCGAGAAGCAAAGGAAAATTTTACAAAACATTTTAAGGAGGACTAATAATGGATATTGAAAAACTCATTCACAAGTGGAGAGAGCGCCGAGGTGATTGAGTGTACAACTGAAATTGTAAAAAAGCAAAGACCCGAGAGGGCTTTGGAATTTACTGTTCCAGTGTTCACGACCAACGGCCACCACGAAGAAGTGAATGTGAATTCTTGCCCCACATGTTTCCGAACAGTCGAGCACACAGAGTTTTGCCTGCATTGTGGCCAGCGTCTGATTTGGAAAGACACTGACGGGCTCGTGACGAGATGATGAGCGAAGGACAGCACACAAATGGCAGTATAGTTGCGAGAATAGGAGGAAAAAGGAATGAATGTATTAGTTGCGTGCGAGGAAAGCCAAGAGGTATGCAAAGCTTTTCGAGAAAAGGGGCATAACGCTTTTAGCTGTGATGTGCAAGAGCCATCGGGCGGGCACCCAGAATGGCACATTCTCGGAGATGCGCTCGAAGCTGTAAATGGCGGTGAAATTGTGACTATGGACGGGATAAGGCACAGCGTTGACAAATGGGATTTGCTTATTGCACACCCACCTTGCACTTACCTATCTAACGCAGGAGCAGCACGACTTTATAAGAAATTTGACGATAAAAGCTATGCCGAATTGGAGCGGCTTAATAAGGGCTTTGATGCTAAAGAATTTTTCTTAAAATTTTATAATGCTCCAATTGATAAAATAGCAATTGAGAACCCTATCCCGTCGTGTGTATATCGTTTGCCCAAGTACAGCCAAGTAATACAGCCGTATGAATACGGACACCCATACAGCAAAAAAACGTGTTTATGGATCAAAGGATTGCCGAAACTCGAACCGACAGAAATTGTCAAGCCGATATGCTCTTGGGTTTCGGGTGGAAGCAAAAAGGCCGACGGAAGTCCTCGAGAAAATAGTGGAACAACCTTTCGAGACAGCAAACGAAGAAGCAAAACCTTTCCCGGAATAGCAAAGGCAATGGCAGAACAGTGGGGGTAATACAATGTGTACAGGAATGACAAGTTTTAACCAGCCGGACGGCTGGATCAGCGTAAAGGACAAGCTGCCGGACACAAGTAGATATGTGATTACGTGTTCAAATTTAGGAGACGTATACGAAGGTTGGTATCACACTGTCGATAAACACTGGATAAGACACGGCAATGTTGTTGAAAACATTACGCATTGGCGAGAAATTCCAAAGCTGCCGAGAATGGGGGGGTGAGATTTGAAGATTAACAAAATCAAAATTGATGTTGCATTTGAAACAAATCAAGCAATACGATTTGTTAAATCAAATCCCTGCCATATTTGTTCGTGTAAAAGTTTTTGCAATATCAAATACAAAGGAACTTGTCAGATTTGGAAAAATCTAAAAGCTGCGCTAATTGATGTTCAGGAGGTGGAAGAATGAGAGAGATACTTTTTAGAGGAAAAGAACCACAAGGCGATTGGTGCTATGGTGGCTTAATTCAAAGTGCAAACGATTTTTACATATCAATTGGAATCGATAAAGGTTTTATGTGTGCGTTTGTAAAACCTGAAACCATAGGACAATACACAGGATTGACAGATAAAAACGGCAAAAAGATATTCGAGGGTGATATTGTTTCATATTTTATAAACATCGAAAAAGCCACAAACAAAGAATTTCACGAAGTTGTTTTTGAAACTAAAGGCGAAAGCGGATATTTCGGCATTAAAGTATCGAATATCGGAACTTTGGGATTTTGCCCGGAGGTGTCTGCGAAACTTATGGAAGTCGTTGGCAACATATATGATAACCCAGAATTGTTGGAGGCGTAAGAATGAACATTCAACTGGACGAGCAGGCGTTAATGCCTGTGCGAGCACATGACACGGACGCAGGACTCGATTTGCTGTCACCGGTGGACATTGTAATTCCGGCACACGGAGCGGTGACCATTGACACCGGGGTACATATTGAGTTGCCACAAAACACCGCAGGCTTTTTGAAGTCAAAGAGTGGACTAAATGTAAAGCACGGCATTATAAGTGAGGGCGTAATCGATGTGGGCTACACCGGAAGTATCGCCGTCAAACTGTATAATCACAGCGGTGTGGATTACACCGTGCGCCGTGGGGACAAGATCAGCCAGCTGGTGGTGGTCAATATCGACACTCCGGAGCTGGTGCTGGTGGAAAAGCTGGCAGACACCGAACGAGGCAACGGCGGGTTTGGGAGTACAGGGAGGTGAGCAGGATATGCGCAGCAGCACAAATCATTTTTGCGAATGTGGAAAACGCAAAACCAGAAATCGTATCAAATTGCGTGCAATGACAGCGGAGGAATTCTGCTTATCGCACCATTGCAAAGATTGTCCGGAGAATATGCCTTTCAACAGCGGGTGTTCGTTGGATATAATCTGTACAATTTTGAAGAAAAAACCATTTGAAATTCCGTACCAAGACAAAAACGGGCGGTATATTTTGGTGCGCGCTGATGATTGATTACGCAGCAGAAATCAAAGAACGGCTTGACACGGCGGAGGTGCTGGAAGCGTATGGAATTCACATTGACAGGAAAGGGCGGGCGGTCTGCCCTTTCCACGACGACAACACACCGTCAATGCAAGTCTATTCCGGAAGCAAAGGCTACCACTGCTTTGCGTGCGGAGAGAACGGCGACATTTTGACTTTTGTGCAAAAATATTTCGGTCTTTCTTTCTTGAAGGCGTGCGAGAAGCTGAACACGGACTTTGCGCTTGGCTTACCGATTGGACAGCGCGTTTCCGTAAGAGAACGGCGAAAAATGGAGCAGGCCACCAGGGAGCGCAAAGAGAAACGCAAGGCCGAAAAAGCAATGCAGGAGCGGCTGGAGCGGGACTACTGGGCGGCGTTCGACGAGTGGGCAAGACTGGACTACCAGCTGCGAAAATACCGACCACAGGCCGTCACAGAGCCGTTAAACCCGCTTTTTGTTGAAGCACTACAACGGATAGGCTTGGCGGATGAAAGACTCACACAGGCCGATTTAAGGAGGCGAGGAAATGCTTACAGATGAACAGATACAAGTTATAGCAACGCCAGAGCAGCTGCTAAACACAGACCTGCTGCTGGACTTGTGCGAGGAGCGGCCGGAAGACCAAGCAAGGCTGGCGGCGCTGATGGCTATTAAGGCCAAAGAATTCGGCATACAACAGGAATTCAAGAGCGTGCTCAAGGCGTTTAACAAGGCCAACGAGAGCCTGGCCAAGGAGTACAAGCGTACGAATGCCAAGCTGCGCTGCGGCGTTGACTTGGATTTTGACGCAAATGGCCGGCCGGTGGCGTCGATAGACAATTTCGTTAAGGTTCTCGAGGGTGACCCAAGGTTCTCCGGCATAAAGTTTAATTTGCTTACATATAGCCCGGAAAAGACTGTCAACGGCGTGGCGGAGCGGTGGACTGACGCTGACGACGCAGAAATGCGGCGGTATATCGAGAAAAAATACGGCTTCCATAGCGTGCAGAAAAGCGAGGACGCTATGCGCATTGTGCTGGCTCGCCACGAGTACCACCCAGTGCGTGAGATCGTTGACAGCTTAGAATGGGACGGCGTCCCTCGGATTTCCTGCTTTTTGGCAAAATGGACGAAATGCGAGGACACTCCGTACACAAGAGAGGTCAGCCGCCTCATCTTTGCCGGCGGTATCCACCGACTGTACAACCCCGGTTGCAAGTTTGATGATATGCCGGTATTGATTGGTACCAAGCAGGGCGAGGGTAAGTCAACGCTGATCCGCTGGCTTGCTTTGTCGGATGAATATTTCACGGAGGTCAACGAGTTTGACGGACAGCGGGGTATTGAATCCATCGAGGGCGCGTGGATTTGTGAGGTGTCTGAACTGCTTGCAATGACACGAACGAAAGAGCAGGAGGCCGTCAAGTCCTATCTTACCCGGCTAAACGACCGCTACCGTATGCCGTTCGACAAGCGGGTGACCGACCACCCGCGGCAGTGTATCTTTATTGGCACGACAAATAAAGAGCAGTTTTTGACCGACAAGACCGGCAACCGGCGGTTCTATCCGGTGAGAGTGAAGCAGAACGGATATGAGTTGTTTGACAACGAGAAGCAAATCAAAGCAGACATCCGCCAGTGTTGGGCTGAAGCGTTGGAACTGTACAAGGCCGGCAAGCTGCTTCCGTATGCTGATCGGTCGTTGATCGACGACATACGCAAACAGCAAGCAGAAGCAACGGAGGATGACTTCCGTGTCGGAATGATTGAGGACTATTTGGAAAGCAAAACGGAGATCTGCGTGCTTGAACTTTGGCAAGAAGCTTTGCGGATGGGCGAATATTCAAAGCCCACCAAAAAGGAAAGTCAAGAGATCGGGCTCATACTCCAATCAATGACTGGGTGGGTCAAGCAGCCATATCCCAAGAAGTTTCCGGTTTATGGCAATCAGCGTTGGTGGGCGAACGAGGACAATTCCGACCAAATTGACCTTGACGACATCATTGAACTTTAGCCAAAAGCCCGCCGTTTCAGTGGTGTTTGTAGCGTTGTAGTAGACTTTGTAGTGCGACTTTGTAGTCCGAAAATTTGGCGCAACAAAGCCAAAAAAACACATTCTCTATATAAAACACTACAAACACTACATTATTTGAGAGAATAATATAAAATAAGGAAAAAAGTAAAAATAGAAATATATTTATAGCAGACACCGTAGTTTTTGTAGTTTGTAGCGGCTCGAAAGTCTAAAATTTGGCGTGGTTGAGCCAAAAATGGGTCGCTACAAACTCACTACTACATTGTAGGTTGCTTTGCAGAAAGGGACGAGATAATGGACAAGAGTTTAGAAAAAGCCGCCGCTGACGGCAAAATCTTACCGAAAGGGCTGACAGCAGCGGACAGCGCCGAGTATATCGGCCTGGTGGCTATATATAGGCTGTTCCGTGCTGGGTTGATGGATAAGGAAACCGCCAAACGGCAGAAAGAGGCGCTGCGGTACAATTGCACCCTGCTGCGGTCTGAAGCGGAGTTTTTGAGCCGAGAAGCGCTGGCACTTGAAGAGCGAATAACAGTTGCGACGGAAGCCTATAATGCTGACAAGAACCTTGACACAGCAGAGGAGTTATATCGCGCGTTTTATCATTTGCCGCCAAAGCGTTGATTTTTGGTGGCTTTTCTGCTATAATTAGATTTAGGAGGTGCGTTTCTATGAAGGTTGAAATGCGGGCGCTTGATACAATCAAGCCGTATGAAAAGAACGCGAAAAAGCACGACCAAACGCAAATTGACAATGTGGCCGAGAGTATTCGGCAGTATGGCTTCGTGCAGCCGATTGTTGTCGATCGTGACGGCATTATTGTGATTGGCCATTGCCGAGCACTTGGAGCAAAAAAGTTAGGGTTCAAAGATGTGCCGTGTGTCTGCGTGGATGACTTGACACCAGAGCAGGTGAATGCTCTACGGATTGTTGACAACAAGACGAATGAGAGTGACTGGGATTTGGATTTACTGGAGCAGGAACTGCCGGAAGTTGATTTGAGTGATTTTTGTTTTCAATTTGACTTTTTGCACAAATGTGATGATAGTTTTTTATCCGACGAAACTGCCCCCCCGAAAAAATCTTTGGTTGATAAGTTTGTCGTTCCTCCGTTTTCTGTGTTCGATACAAGGCAAGGGTATTGGCAAGATAGAAAAAGAGCGTGGAAAAGCAAATGCGACTTCACTGAATTTGACGCACGAGATGAAAGCCTGCTTGGCGATGGGCTTCGCATTCTTGCAGAAAAATACATCAGCAGTAAGTCTTTAAACGGGACTTCTTATTTTGATCCAGTTGTTTGCGAATTGATGTATCGATGGTTTAATATAAAAGGCGGAAGCATTCTCGACCCGTTTTCTGGTGGGTCTGTTCGAGGAGCAGTTGCGTGCATTCTTGGATATGAATACCACGGATTTGATTTGCGCCGTGAACAAATTGACGCAAATATGGCCGTCGCTGCAAAGAATAAAATTTATCCGAAATATTATTGCGACGACAGTGCCAATATCGACGAATACATCGAAGATTGCAGTATTGATTTTGTCTTTAGTTGCCCACCGTATGCAGATCTTGAAGTTTACAGCGACGACCCGAGAGATTTGTCAAATATGAATTATGAAGATTTTTTGAACGCGTATGCAAAAATAATACAAAAATGTTGCAAAAAATTGAAAAACAATAGATTTGCTGCGTTTGTTGTTGGCGAAGTGAGAGACAAAAAAGGTTTTTATCGTGACTTCGTAGATCAAACTAAAAAGGCTTTTGCAGACTCAGGATTGCATTTTTATAACGATATTGTCATTGTAAATGCGATTGGGGCAGGAGCGGTTCGGGCTTCTCGTCAATTTAATGCGAAAAGAAAAGTTGTTAATCTTCATCAAAAAATATTGGTGTTTTATAAAGGCGACGAAAAACAAATTCACAGCGTTTTCGGTGATGTCGATTTACCAAACGAAAGTGAAATTTTAAGTGCAACTGAAACGGAGTGATTTGTTCTTGGGTAGACCACGAGCAGAAATAAGCCAAATCGAATTTGAAAAACTCTGTGGCCTGCAATGCACGCAAGAGGAAATCTGCGGCTGGTTCGGTGTGACTGACAAAACGCTGAACAGTTGGTGCAAGCGGACATACGAGCAAAGTTTTTCCGAAATATTCAAAGAAAAGCGGGGCATAGGGAAAATATCCCTGCGCCGTGCCCAGTTTCGATTGGCTGAAAAAAACGCAAATATGGCCATTTGGCTCGGGAAGCAGTACCTTGGCCAAAGCGACCGTGGCGAGTACACTGTTGCGGTTGATAGGCGGGAAGATGACCCGCTTACTTTGGCACTGAAAGAAACAGCAAGAGCGATAGAACAGAATGAGGGCAACAATGCCGGGGTTGAGTGATAAGCAGCTGCAAATATTGGCGTTCCCTTACACGCGCTTTGACGCCTTGATTGCTGACGGCGCCATCCGTTCCGGTAAGACCGTGTGGATGATGTACGCGTTCGTTGAGGACGCTATGCGTCGGTATGACCGGCAGCGGTTCGGCATTTGTGGCAAGACCGTTGACAGCGCTGTCAAGAATATAATCGTACCGTATCTTGGAATGACTGAGCCAAGGGAACGGCTGGACATACAATGGCGGCGAAGCGACAAGCTGCTGGTGGTTCGTTGCGGCCGGGTCGAGAACTATTTTGAAATATTCGGCGGCAAAGACGAAAGCAGCTTTACGCTCATCCAAGGCCGAACGTTGGCCGGCATTCTGCTTGATGAGGTGGCTCTAATGCCCCGGTCGTTTGTAGAACAGGCGCTCTCCCGTTGCTCTGTTGACGGGTCAAAATTTTGGTTCAACTGCAACCCGGACAGCCCGCAGCACTGGTTTTACACCGAATGGGTGAGCCAGCCGGAGGTGCACAATGCCTTGCGGCTGCATTTTGAATTGCGGGACAACCCAGCACTGACGGAACACATTTTGCAGCGCTACGAAACGATGTACACCGGCGTGTTCTATCGTCGATACATTCTCGGTGAGTGGTGCGTTGCCGAGGGCTTGGTTTACGATTTCGGCGAGGACAATATAACCGACGATGTGCCAGCAAATGGCGAGTATTATATCTCTATCGACTATGGCACGCAAAATCCGTTTTCTGCTGGCCTGTGGTGCGTTTTAGGCTCAAAAGCGACAAGGGTTAAGGAGTTTTACTACAATGGCCGTCAAAAGGCCGTACAGAGGACAGACGAACAATATTGCGACGATATTGAGCAGCTGGCTGACGGATATAAAATCCGCAAGGTTGTTGTTGACCCGTCGGCGGCTTCTTTCATTGCAGCGCTGCGGCAGCGTGGCTTTAAGGTTATTAAGGCAGACAACACAGTCCTTGACGGTATCCGCCGTGTGTCGGTATATCTGCACTCTGGCAATATCCAAATCCACCGCTCTTGCGTTGACAGTATCGCCGAGTTTGGGCTATATCGCTGGGACGACAAGGCAGGGGACGATCGAGTGGTCAAAGAGAACGACCATTGCTTGACTGGTGATACCGTCGTGAATACAGTTTTCGGCTGCAAAAAGATAAAAGACCTTGTTGGAAAAATCGGACTGGTTTGGAGTTACAACGAGAAGCGGAAAAAGAAATGTATAAGACCGTTTTTTGGCGTGAGAAGAACAAAAGAAAATCAACCGATTTTGAAAATAACGCTTGAAAACGGCAAGGTTATCAAATGCACCGAAGATCACAAAGTTTTGACAGACAAAGGATGGGTAAAGGCAAAATATCTAACGCAATCAAGTAAAATCGTTGACGTTATTGACTAAATGCGCTACAATATTTGTAGATCAATATTCACGGAGGATGTAACTATGGTTCAATATGTTGACGACGGCGATCTTGCTTGCTTTGACGGATTGTCGTTCCGCAGAGATAAGAAAACTGGATATTTTTTGAATGCGAAAACACACAAACGACTTCACGTTTATGTGTGGGAGTATTACAACGATTCAGAAGTCCCAAAAGGGTACAACGTTCACCACAAGGATTTTGATAAGAACAACAACGAAATTGAAAACCTTGTGCTGATGACAGCGAAAGAACATTCTAAATTGCACGGCAGTTCATGGAGCGAGGAAAGACGAGAGTGGGCGAGGGAAAACCTTGCAAAAAATGCGAGACCAAAAGCGTCTAAATGGCATGGCAGCGAAGAGGGCAAAAAATGGCACTCGCAACACGCAATCGAAACTTTCAAAAATATGCCTTTGAAGTCTTATCGTTGTACCTTCTGCGGGAAAGAATTTGAGACAAAGGCAACGTATGGTGAGAACAAAAACCGCTTTTGCTCAAACAAATGCAAATCTGCATATCGCAGGAAGATGGGCTTTGACAATGTGACAAAAATCTGTGAAAGGTGTGGAGGGGAATATGTCGCGAACAAGTACCAAAAAACGAAATTCTGCCAATCTTGTAAAAGTGCTAAAAATCGAGAGCGCGCAAAATGAAGACGTGTATAACATGGAAGTTATCGGCACGCACAACTTTTCCGTTAACGGCGGCTTGATCGTTCATAACTGCATGGATGATATCCGATATTTTGTTAACACGATTTTGCGCAAGAAAATCGGCAAAAAAGAAAGCCCGCTTATTTTGAGCGCGGCTAAATAACAACACGAAGAAAGGGTGGTTACAATTTCTACTTACTTGACTTATCAAGACCTTGAAGCGTGCGGAGCATTTGAGGGCAAGCGGCAGGCGTTTGTCCTTTCGGCTATCCGCCAACATAAGGCCGGGCAGCTTTATCGGACCGCTTGCCGGGCGTGGGAGTATTATCAAGGGCTTAATCCGACGATAATGCGTTATGAAAAGTTGATCTACGACTTGCGGGGTGACGCTCATGTTGATAGATGGGCGCCCAATCACAAGATCACAAGCAACTTTTTCAACTTTGCAATTACGCAGGAGAACCAGTACCTGCTTGGCAACGGCGCTATTTTTGGCGACAAGAAAACAAAGGAAAAGCTGGGCGGCGGCCAGGGCGAGCAGCACGGAGGGTCTTACGATTTCGACTACCAGTTACAAAAGGCTGGCAAATCTGCTTTGATTGGTGGCGTGGCTTTCGGATTTTGGAATCTTGATCACCTTGATGTGTTCGATGTGACGGAATTTGTCCCGCTGTTCGACGAAGAGAGCGGAGCGCTGCGGGCTGGCATTCGGTTTTGGCAGCTTGCAGACGATAAGCCGCTGCGGGCGACACTTTACGAGGTGGACGGCTACACCGAGTATTTGAGCCCGACGGGCACGAACGAAAAAATCTTGATTATCCAGCCAAAGACTGCTTACAAGATGAAGGTGCGGCACTCTATCGCTGACGGCACCGAGATTTACGATTTTGAGAACTACCCGGAATTTCCTATAATTCCGCTGTACGGCAACGACAAGAAGCAGTCGGAGTTGGTGGGGCGCCAGGGTACGCTTGACGCATTTGACCTTATCAACAGCAACCTCGTGAACAATGTTGATGAAGGCAACATGATCTACTGGGCGATAACCAACGCTGGCGGAATGGACGACGAGGATGACCAGCGATTTTTGGAGCGGCTGCGTACAATGCATGTCGCGCACATTGACGACGACGGCGCACAGGTTGAAGCACACACGGTGGAAGCACCGATCAGCGCGTCCGACGCTGCGATTGATACGATCAAAGCGCGGCTGTATGAGGACTTCATGTGCTTGAATGTTCTCGATCTTTCGGCCAACTCAAAAACTGCCACGGAAATCCGGGCAGCTTACCAGCCGCTTGACAGCAAGACGGATATGTTCGAGTATTGCGTGACGAAGTTTGTCGAGAAGATTTTGCAGCTGGCGGAAATCACCGACAGCGTCAGCTTCAAGCGGTCGAAGATCGTAAATCAGTCCGAGGAAATGCAGATGGTGCTTTCCGCTGCCGAGTATTTGGACGACGAAACGATCACCGAACAAGTTTGTTTCCTGCTTGGCATTGGCGACCAGGCGGACGACATAATCAAAAAGAAAAGGGACGAAGAGGGCAGCCGGGTCGAGATTGACGACGACCCCGCTTTTGGTGGAGAACCAGGACAGGATCAGCCGGAGCCAAAAGGGCAAGACCAGCAGACAGAGCCGGACGATGACCAGCAGGGAAGCGATCAGGACAGCAGCTTGCAGGACGATGACTTGGACACCTTGACGGATGAGGAGTTGCAAGCGTTGCTGGATAAGATCACCGAAAGAATGAAAAAGAAAGGCGGAAAATAATGGGCACTGAAATTCAAGACGGCTGTGTTGTATTCTATCAGTGGTACAAAGGTAAGTTGGTCAGCATTCCATACGATGGCTCCGTAACTGCTGACCCGGAAGCGTCAAAGAACTAAAAAGGAGGCGCCAGCGTTGGCAGATAAGGCACACAGAGAGACAGACAAGGTCTTGCTTTCGCTGGAGCGCCGCATTCGGCGGATATACCGTCAGACGCAGGACGAAGTGCGGCAGGCTTGGGACGCTTATATGGCGGAAACCGAGACAAAACTGGCCAGCTTGCAAGAGCGGTATGAAGCCGCCAAGGAAACCGGCGACAAGGCGGAAATCAAGCGGGCTGGTCGTGAGTTGTCGCTCGCCAAGCGTGAAGCAACTGTGCAGAATGACCGGTTCAAAAGCATTGCGGAACAGACCGCCGAGAATTTGAGCCGGGTCAACGAGATTGCGCTGGAGTACACAAACGGCAGGCTGCCGGAAGTCTACGCTTTGAATTACAATGCGATAGGTAAAGCCGCCAAGCGAGAACTGCGTGGCTTTTCCTTTTCTTTGGTGGACGCTCACACTGTCGAGAATTTGATCTTGCGAGGCGACCGCTCACTGCTGCCGTTGCGGAAGCTGAACAAGGCCAAGGATGTCCGGTGGAATATGAAGAAGATAAATTCAGAGGTTCTGCAAGGAATTTTACAGGGCGAGAGCATACCGAAGATCGCAAACCGCATTGCCAAGGTGCAACAAATGAATATGCACGCGGCCGTAAGGACTGCACGAACGGCTGTCACAGGCGCCGAAAACAAAGGGCGTATGGATATGCTCGGCGAGATGGAAGCAAAGGGCGTGGTGGTCGACAAAATGTGGATTGCTGCGCACGACGCAAGGACAAGAGACTGGCACGCCGAGTTGGATATGAAGTCCGTGCCGCAGGATAAGCCGTTCGTTAATTCTATTGGCTCAATAATGTACCCTGGTGACCCTGCTGCTGCACCGTCGAACACCTATAGTTGCCGCTGCACACTCGGCTATAAAATCATCGGCTTTACGCCACTTAGCGAGGTGAGTAAAAAATGAGTGTAAAAATCACTTCAAAAGACAACAGCAAAGAGTTTGAGCGGGCGTTTCAAAACGCACTTGAGCGAGGACTGGAAGCCATAGGAATGGCCGCTGAGACTTATGCCAAGACTGATGGAGATATGCCTGTCGTGACTGGTTTAGCGAGAAACAGCATTACTTATGCATTGGCAGGGCAAGAACCTGGGACGAAGGAGTACAAGGCAGACAAAAAGGGCAAATATGAAAAAGAGTTGCGCACCGGTAGTTACGAGGGCACTATGGACGGCAAGAAAGGAGACCTTTTTGTCGCTATCGGCTCAAATGTCGAATACTTCCCGTCTATCGAACTTGGTGGTACAAATAGAGTCGCTCACCATGTTTTGAAGCGTGCGGCTGCCGAACACGCAGACCGTTACAAGCAGCTACTGGAGGACAGCCTGCGCAACGCTTAATCATTAACTTTTGGTATAATCATTGACAAAAAAATATGCTTGCTGTATAATTAAAGCAAGAACAAAAATCTAACGGCAAAGAAAAGCCGCCGAGGAAAAGGAGACAGGTTCTATGGCATTGACAAGAAAAATGCTCAAGGCAATGGGCATTGGCGAGGAACAGATCGACCAAATCATCGAAGCCCACGCTGACACGGTGGACGCGCTCAAAGAAGAGCGGGACGCTTTGAAAGGCAAGGCGCAGGAATTGGCAGGCGTCCAAAAGGAATTGGACGAAACAAAAAAGCAACTTGAAGCAGCCGGTGATAACGACGGCTACAAAAAGCAGTACGACGATCTTAAGCAAGAATTCGACGACTTCAAACAGGCCGCAAGCGTTAAGGAAGCACACACGGCGAAGGCGACGGCTTACCGTAGAATGTTACAGGCCGCTGGAGTTTCCGAAAAACGAATTGACAGCGTTTTGAAGGTGTCGGACATTGACAGCGTTGAACTTGACGCAAAAGGCGAAATCAAGGGCGCTGATAAGCTGACAGAAGCTGTCAAAGCTGAATGGGCTGACTTCATCGTGTCCGAGGGACAGAGAGGCGCAAACACTTCCACGCCGCCCGGGAACACGCAGAACAAGACTGTTTTTTCTGCTGATGATATGAAAAAAATGTCCGCTGCTGAAATCAACGCCAATTGGGAGAATATCAAACAGTCGTTGAAATCGACAAACTAAACTGAAAAAGGAGCAAAAAAAGATGGCTATTTCTTCTTTTATCCCGCAAATCTGGGACGCACGGCTGCTGAATGCGCTGGACAAGGCGCATGTGTTCGCTAATGTGGTCAATCGTGACTACGAGGGTGACATCAAGCAGCAGGGCGATACCGTAAAAATCAACACCATCGGTGCTGTGACCATCGGCAACTACACCAAGAACACCGACTTCACCACTGGCCCGGAAGCACTGGCCACCACCGAGCAGAGCCTTACCATCGACCAGGCAAAGTATTTCAACTTCCAGGTCGACGATGTGGACGCTGCCCAGGCTGCCGGCGATGTGATGGATAAGGCAATGCAGCGTGCGGCTTATGGCTTGAACGACGCTGCTGACGCTTACCTTGCTAAGCAGCTGGCAGACGCTATCACCGCAGGCAACGGCAACCTTGTTACCACCGACGCTGTGGCGCTTACCGCTGCAAATGTTTACGAGAACGTCGTCAAAATGAAGCTGCTGCTTGACAAGGCTAATGTGCCGACCGTAGGCCGTTGGCTGGTAGCACCTCCCGAGATGATCGCTCTCATCTTGCAGGACGACCGCTTCGTTAAGACTGGCGGTTCTATGGCTGAGGATGTACTGCAGAATGGCGTTGTGGCTCGTGCTGCTGGTTTTGACATTTACATGTCTAACAACTGCGCAAGCAAGACCGCAACCGGAACCACGACCTTTACCGTAACCGCTGGCGACGAGGGCGCCTGCACCTATGCCGAGCAGATCGTGAGCACCGAGGCTTATCGCCCCGAGAAGCGCTTTGCTGATGCTGTGAAGGGTCTGCATGTGTACGGTGCAAAGGTCGTTGACGCTAAGCGTCTGGCCGGCTTGAAGTGCACATTCTAAGCGGAACAAAACCGAATTAAGACCTAAGACAAGGAAGGCGGCGTGACTTATGCTGACGGAGATTTGTGCAAAGTTGCACAACTACTTCTTGGTGCCGGACGGCATTCATAAAGGAGAGTACAAAATTGAAGGCGGCAAGATCACGCCGCTGGACTTTTTGCAGGAAGGTCAATACTTCCGCATTGTGGGGAGCGTCTTTAACGATGGCGTTCATAGGTATGCCGAGGCCGACTTGGATTTGACCGATGAGGCTTTCAGCGGGGCGATATGGGCACTGGCGATACCTCCTAAACTGGTGGACTTATCAAGGGAAATCAAGGCGTTTTGCGAGAGTGAGGCGGGCAAGCCTGGCGCGTTTGTGAGCGAGAGTTTCGGTGGCTATTCTTACAACCGAGGAACGGACACAAACGGCGCTGCGCTTGACTGGCCTACTGTCTTTCGCGCGCGCCTAAACGAATGGAGGAAGCTACAATGAGCCTTTTGGCACAAGCAATGACAGAGTGCGTCTTTGTGCGGAAAATCGATAAACCGGACGGAGAGGGCGGATATACCACCAGCTGGGTGGATGGTGCACCGTTCAAGGCTGCAATCACTTTTGATAGCTCGATGGAAGCACGCACTGCGGAAAAGGCAGGCGTTACAAGTCTGTACACCGTCACTGTTCCAATCGGCACGCGGATTGAATATTACGATGTGTTCAAACGGCTGTCGGACGGCAAGGTGTTCCGTGTGACTTCCGACGGCGACGACAAGATGACTCCAAAATCCGCCAGCTTCCAGGTGTTCCAGGTGACTGCGGAGGAGTTTACGCCAAGCATTGGCGGTTAAAATAAGCCGTCAGTGGGCGAGAATGTAGCGTTGTAGACGGCGTTGTAGTGGCACTTTGTAGTCTGCCAAAAACGGCGCCGTTGAGCCAAAAACAAGATACTTTATATACTCTCACTACAAACTCTACAAAGTTTTAGAGAGTAATATAATAAGGGGCATATATATTGAAATATATTAAATGTAGAACCTTGTTTTGTTGTAGTTTTTGTAGTTTTGTAGTAAAGTCCAAAAGGGAGGACAAAGCAAATGGCGCAGACCAAAGCGGCAGCAGTGCAAGCGTTTTTTGAGCGTTTCCTGCCAGCGTATGAAGAGACGACAGTGCCGCAGGGTGCAGCGCTGCCGTATCTGACTTATGCGCTTGTGACAGACAGCTTTCACGCTGATGGAAGCGGCGACACCAGTATTTCCGTTTCGCTGTGGTACAGGGGAACGACTTGGAAGCCGTGCAATGCTATGGCCGAAAAGATAAGCGAAACACTGGGCTTTGACGGGTTGGTCATTTCCGCCGCTGATGGCTATATATGGCTAAAGCGGGGCACGCCGTTTGCGCAGAACATGTCCGACCCGGACGACGACCAAATACGGCGAAAGATAATCAATGTCACCGCCGAATATTTGACAAAAAATTAAGAAAGGATTTTTGAAATGGGTAAATTTGCAGTTATTCCCGAGAGCACTTTCGACGACCTGCAGCTTGACGCAGGCGTTCTGCTAAAGAATTTCACCCCCGGCACCACGACGGAGCCGGCTGACGAGGACATTATTTGCGCCACCACCGGCGGCATTAACGCAAGTTGCGTTCCGACTTATTCCGACTTTGGCGAGGATGTGGACAACTGCCCGAACGGTATGAAAGAGTTAAAGCACCTTGACAGCTGGGAGTGTAAGATGGCTTTTACTGCTTTGGGTACAAGTCCGGAGGCAATCCGGCTTGCGCTTGGTTCTGCTGATGTTGATAAAGTCGACACCACAAAGATCACGCCCCGGGCAGACATCGCACAGGCTGACTTCTCCGACCTTTGGTGGGTTGGTGACAAGGCCGACGGCGGCTTGGTCGCTATTCAGCTTAAGAACGCATTGTCAACCGGCGGCTTCTCCTTGCAGACCACCAAGAACGGCAAGGGGCAGATTTCCGTTGAGTTGACCGGCCATGTGTCTATCGCTGACCAAAAGACCGTGCCGATGGTGTTCTATTCCACCAGCGCAAGCAAGGCTGCGCAGGGCAAGGCCGCTGTGGCCAGCAAATAAGGACTTTTTCAACAGGAGGTAAAATAATATGAAAATTTCCGAACTAACAACGGAGCGGGCAGCGGATGTCCTTTGCGAAGTCAGCATTTATGCGCTTAACATTTTGAGCGATAAGGAACTGCTGGCTTCTCTGCGTATGCAGCTGGAGGGCACGGACGGCGACAGCACCAAAGCGGAGATGATCGCCGTTGCAAGCGAAAAAATCGCCGAACTTGTCCCGCTGCTGCTGAAAAAGCACAAAGACGATGTGTTCGGCATTGTCGCAGCTGTGAATGGGCTGACGCTCGAGCAGGTGCGGCAGCAGAAAATAATCAAGACAATGAACGCTATCAAAGAGATGGCGCAGGACAAGGACTTGATTGATTTTTTCAGATCGTGCGTGTCCACGGAAAAAGCGTAACAACGGCGTTGATAAACGCGCCAAAACTAACAGTACAAGGGCTGGTTCTCGCTCTGCCGTTACTTATTGAGCGGCAGGCCAGCGGCAGTCCGAAGAACTGGCCTTTCGCATTTATGTGACAAACTGCGCAAAAATCTTGACCGAAAACACGGCCAAGTCGGCTGGTGGATCTTATTTGACTAAATCGTATTTGGACATTATCAACCCGCCGCCGCCGGAGACACGCACACCCGAGCAAGTGAAACAACAAATTCTCGGCAAGTTGAAAGACACGGCCGAAGAAAGGAATAACGACTGATGAATTTATTTGAATTATTCGTCAAAATCGGAGTTGACGACCAGGCAAGTGACAAGGTCGGCGCTGTTGGCGACAAGATCAAGAGTGGACTTGGAAAGGCTGCAAAGGTTGCGGGTGCTGCCGTTACTGCCGCAGCGACTGCTGCCGGAGCGCTCGTGAAGCAGTCAACTGAAGCGTATGCAAACTATGAACAGCTGGTCGGCGGTGTCGACACGCTGTTCAAGAAGTCGTCCCAAAAGGTACAGGCGTATGCCGCAAATGCGTATAAGACTGCCGGTCTGTCTGCCAACCAGTATATGGAGACTGTGACAAGCTTCTCTGCGTCGCTTTTGCAGTCCGTTGGCGGAGATACTGACAAGGCGGCAGAAAAAGCAAACATGGCGATCACCGATATGTCGGACAACGCAAACAAGATGGGTTCGAACATGGTGGATGTAGAGAACGCATATAAAGGTTTTGCGAAACAAAACTATACGATTAAGTTTATCTATAGTCCGGCGGCGTAAGTAATTCGCCGTTGAGTGTGAGTGAACCTTACCAGGGGTGTGGGAGAAATCCTGCTAACGGGGGAAATCTAAGTGCAATAGCATACGACAATCCCGTGCCAAGTCCTAAGATATAAACAAATTTACTTGTATAACAGGTGAAATTGTGTTATAATATCTAAGGAAAGGTGTAACGACTATCGGTTCGTCACCGAGTACATTATCTATTGGTACGATAGTGGAAGTGCTCACTAACCTTTGACGGAGGAATTGACTATGGAAATTTGGAAGCCTATTGAAGAATTGCCCGGTTATTCTGTTAGCAATAAGGGCAGAGTAAGAAAAGACAGCAACGGCCAAATAATGGTGCTTAATAAAAATGGTGGCTATTGCAGGATCACCATAACAAAGCACGTTCATAGACTTGTTGCAAAAGCGTTTCTTGATGAACCTGAAAAAGAAAAAAAGTGTTGGGTAGACCACATTGACGGAAACAGGTCAAACAACGATGTAAGCAATTTGCGATGGGTTACGCCATCCGAAAATTGTATGGCTTTTGGATATAAGAGCCGAATTGAAAACAAGAAACGAAAAGTAAAGGCTACAAATATCGATGGTCAAACAATCATTTTTGAATCTCGACAAGCGGCGGCAAAATATTTTGGCTGTAGCGATACTCTTATTGATTACGGTCGTTTGTATAAAAGAGGAAACAAAAAGGGTTGGTCTTTTGAAAAGGTTAAAGATATAGTCTAATCCCCTTAAAAAATATCGGGAAACCGAGGGTATAAAATGGTTAGATAACCTAAAACTGGGCTACGGCGGCACCAAGGAGGAAATGGCTCGGCTACTGCAAGACGCGGAAAAAATATCCGGAGTAAAATACGACTTGTCGAGCTATTCCGATGTCGTCGACGCAATACATGTTATCCAAACGGAAATGGACATCACTGGTACGACACAGCGCGAGGCGGCAACGACCATTGAGGGCTCTGTGAATTCCGCCAAGGCAGCTTGGCAAAATCTGCTGACCGGAATGGCGGACGACAACCAGGACTTCCAGGGGCTCGTAAACCAGTTTGTCGACAGCGTTGCGACCGCAGCAAACAACATCCTGCCGCGAGTGCAGCAAGCGCTTGAGGGCGTCAGCTCACTGATTGAGAAGCTTGCGCCTGTGATTTCTGAAAAACTCCCGGAACTGATAACGGCAGTGTTGCCGTCGCTGGGTGAAGCCGCTCTCGGTATCATCCAGTCACTGGTTGACGGCATAAATCAATCTTTGCCTGCGCTGCTTCCGGCAGTGGTCAGTGTTGTAACAACTCTCGCAACCGGCCTTATCGAAATGCTGCCGACCATTCTACAAATGGGGCTAAACATCATCACGCAGCTGGCACTCGGAATTGCCCAGGCTCTGCCGGAACTTGTGCCGACGATAGTCAATGTCGTTTTGCAGATTGTAACAACGCTGACTGACCCCGAAACGCTGAACAACTTGCTGAACGCCGCTGTTACGCTGATCACAGCGCTGGCAACCGGATTGATTAACGCGCTGCCTGTTCTTTTGCAGCAGGCTCCGGTCATCATTGGCAACTTGATCACTGCGCTGAATGCAATGTTGCCCAAGATCCTGCAAATGGGCATAACGATTATCGTCAGCGTTGCTCAAGGGTTAGTCGCAGCACTGCCAAAGATCGTAAAGGCGGCGCCGCAAATCATAATGTCAGTCGTAAGAGGCGTCGCTGGGTCTATATCTTCTCTGTTTCGGATAGGCAGCGACATTATACACGAAGTCGGCGACGGATTTAGCGCAGCCGTTGATGGTGCCCGCGATTGGGGTCGAGATATGATCGACAATTTCGTGTCGGGCATTCAAGAAATGTGGGGAAATCTTGTAAACACAGTAAGCAATACGGCGCAGAAAGTCCGTGATATTTTGGGCTTTTCCGAGCCTAAAAAAGGCCCGCTGTCAAACTTCCACACATACGCTCCGGATATGATGAAGCTATTTGCAAAAGGTATCAAAGAAAATGAATGGCTTGTACTTTCGCAGATACAAAAATCGTTTGACTTTGGCGAGCAGACAATCAGCGCTGGTTACAACATTAAGGGCTCCGGCGCTGGTGGCGTTGGTGGTGTTGGCAACGTCAATGTGACGCTTGGCATTGACCCGAACGCCAGCTTGAACGCACTCGCTCGTGCTCTGCTGCCGGTTCTTAAAGTCGTTGCAAAGGAGGTTGGTTGATAATGATTGCAATTAAAATCAACGGCGTCACTTATGAGAATGTGGGGACGATCAAGCCGTCTGTCGTGTATGAATACTATTACGATGTCGTAACGATGGACGGCCGCCGCCACCGAGACATTAAGGGCAAACGCACAAACTACGATGTGACCTTTTTTAATAACGATTTTGCGGCATACGACGCACTGAAAACGCTGCTGATGACCGCCGACAGCGTCTTGTTGGAGGTGCCGGACAGCAACAAAGGGACAAACACCGGGGATTATTCAGTCACTGTGACCGGCGACAACATTAAGGGCGTCCTGTACGACGGCAGCTATTACAGCACGGCTCTGTCTGTTACATTCGAGAGGGTGACCTGCGATGAGTAAAAACAAATATGGTTTTTTCAAGTATTTTGACTTCTCTGCAAGTGCCGCCAATGGAGCAACATTTGATATTGTCCGAATTGCTTTGCAAAAAGGGTTTGACACCGCAAGCGGTAGCGTTTCCAAGGTGTTCAGCGGAACAGGCAATCAAGATTTTAGGTCGTTTGAGCCAAAAGGGTTCAACTTAAATGAAGAAGTAGCGCTATACGGTCAAACCGGAATCGCACAAGGCGTTATCACGGCTTACAGGAGCGACAGCAATGGGCTTTTTGTCGATGGTGAGTCAAACTTCCCGTTTAAGATTGAAATATCGCTAAAAGGCTTTTATTCGATGTCAGGGCTGACGATAAAATCACGGAATGTGATTAAATCGCTAAAAATCGAGGCGTTTCAAGACAATGCGCTGGTTGCTTCTGGGCAGTTTGTTGGTAGTGAAAAAGAAGAGTTTTTCCCGCTCGTGATAGAGGACGCAAACAACATCACGCTGACTGTTGAGCAGGTGGAGCCGCTGTCGTTCATCGGCATTTGGGGCATTCAATTCGGCACTGATCGAGAGTTTGGCGACGAAAGCATTATATCCGCGTCGGTGTCGAAATTGTATTCGCTGACGGCCAAATCGTTGGAATACGACACGCTTGACTTGACGGTGCTTGACCCGCAGCGTGGCGATTATCTCGTGCAGAATAAACAGACGATTGACTTTTGCGTCGGCGAAAAAAATATTGAGCGCTTTTTTGCCAATCAAGGAGCGGAAAACGGGGACAACACGACGACGATACAGGCATATAATGTCGTGTCGATTTTTGAAACACAAACCCTCGGCGGTTTTTTTGGAGCCGGTGCAAATCAAGTCATTAGAGCGTTGGTTAAGCCGCTGGGCTACGATATAAGCATAGACGAATGGAAAGAACCGGACATTGACGGCTATATTCCTATTTGCTCCGTTAGAGAAGCACTACAATACATTGCGATAGGCTCCGGGCTGCGGTTCAGCAATCAAGATGGCTTGGACACGCTGCGGGTTGAGCCTGTTCCGACAGTGCCGGAGGAGACGGCGGTGGAGTACACGGAGGCAAACATTGTAGGAACTCCAAAATACGACAAGACGGATT